GCTGAGACTTTTGCCACTTAAAGCCTCGCATGAACCCAGGTATCCACGGGCGGTTTTTGCGGTGGACGTTCAAACGCATTGACCCGCCGTGCCTCTTTTTGAACCTCTTTGTAATGAAGTCGGGCGTCATCCTTTTTCTTGTTTGATTGCGTCACCTTTTCGGAAACGTCCATAGCAATACGGGCGATTAGGAGTTCCACGAACAAAGCGTCAAACGTATTCTCATCGGTGATACGTTTGACATAATTCAAACTAATAGGTGTGCTGTGATCGGTATGAATAAACTTCCCGAATATTTCAAAATCATCCTGGGTATCCGTACCGTCTACCCCGTTCGTCGGGAGTATTCTCAAACTATCAGACGGTAAAGCATATCGCTTTGCCGCCCCGAACGTGGGGTTTGTGCTATCAGCCGCAACCTTGACCCGCTCACGCGCAAACGCCCACGAATGGGCGCGGAGTTCGCTATCACGGGCTTGTTCATAGACGCGATTGCAAGCCCGTCCCGCTGTGGTATCTTCAGACAAGGATGATATAGACTTAGCGCCAACCCGTTGCAGAGCGAGGTTGCAGATGCTTACCGCATCAGTCATTTACCGCTCCTAACTTAGTGTAATCCCGCCAGCCTCAACCTTCTGCGCGATCATACGCAAAGCGACAACCGCCGCGTGACGGTCAACGCCTTCTTCAAAAACAACCCGCACATCGTTCGTAACTGACCCCGCCGCTGTTGAGGCGATATCTTTTTCGTCAATATCTACAACGACAATGTCAACTTGAGTGTTAGCCATTTTCTTCTCCTCAAAAACAAAAAAAGAAGGAAGGGGTTGAGCAATCGGGAGTGCTACAACCCCTTCCCCAGAGGGGTTTAATCAACAACGTACAACATTGTTAACTCAATCGTGCCAGTAGCGGCAGCACCAGCCGTCACAACCGTGATGGGGATGCCATCTTCGTCTGCATCGACAACACTGTTGCGACCGAGAGCCGAAGTAGCGGCAATATCAACCGTAGTAATCCCGGTTGACGCAGCCGCAGCTTTGTACTCATCAACGTCTAAAGCAACAACCGTACCAGCAGAGTTTTTATAAGCCGCGTGGCCTACAGAAGCTGTGGTGGAACCACCAAGGGCGTCATGCATCAACTCACCCGAAAGGATACGCGCATCATTCGGAAGGTTGAACATCTCAATAGTGCCGACCGCAACCGCAGACGCTTCATACAAAGCATAAGCGATACGAACTCGCCCAGCACTTTCACTGGTTTTGATCTTCTCCGTTGGAGTGTTCTGATCCCACTTGGTTTTTTGGACGCTATATGTAGTAGCCATTTTTAAGCCTCCGAACAAGTGATAGCGACGACTTTCTTCTCTTCAACACGGGTAGCACCAAAGGTGCCTTTGACGTAGACCTGAGTTGAATAAGATTTGTCGGCGCGATCAGAAATCTGGACATTTATGTCGTTCCAGAGTCCAAGGTGAAGGCCGGATTTCGCCCAACAGATGGCCGTGCGATCCGTACCAGAAATAGCCAAACGCTGGCTATCGATGAAGTTGAAACCCATGAAGGCTTTAATACGTCCGTCAACAAGAACCGGAAGGTTCGTGTAATCGAGCGATACAGCCTGGGTTTCACCAAGCAGATCATCATGCTGTTGAGCGCCGATAGCACAAAAAAGTGGTTCATTGTCCACATCGACTTCAGCCGCAATGAGTAACTGCATGGCTTCTCGTAACTTGGCAACCGTTAGACCACCGGCAGTCGTACCAGCCGTCTGACCAGCCGGGAAAGAGGTAGAAGTCGTTCCGTCCTCGCCCGTTTTACTGGTTCCTGTTGCCGCCGTAACGATCAAATCGTCCATCGCCCTTCCCAAAGCCATCGCCCCATTAATTGCATAGGGAGAAGTGGGATCGGCAATTATGCGTAACTTGTCTTGATCGTCAATTAAGTCTGCCCATTCATAATCGGTGGGATAGACCCATCGCTTATCCTGGGGTGTTTCGATGAGCGGAGTATCGGCATGGCGTGTGGTTTTGGCTTGCGCCGTTACCGCACCCAACTGGTTGACAGCCGCACCACTCTTACCGTGGTAACTGTCTTCCATAACCGCTCCACGAAACTTAGACCCGCGCTGTTGAAGCAGATGTTCAACAGTGGACTTATAGTCAATTACTGACCAGTCTAATATTTCGTTTGACATTGGAAATGCCTTCCTTCTGTCGTTAAAACAAAAGCTGAAGGCTTATCCGCTGAAGCGGGGCCAATACTGGGGCTTTTTTGTCGGCCCGATTGGGTTATCGACGTTGCCTGTTCTACACCACATGGTGCGCTCTGATTTCATTATTGGCATATATGATGTTTAAACGCAAGGGGTCACGGTTTCATAGTTTACGTTTCTTACGAGTTTGTCGGGGTGGTGTAGTCAACTCAACAACCTTCGGACCTTCTTCAATATACTGCGCCAAGATTTCAGCGACAGCCAATACATTGTCAGAGGTGACACCCTCAAGCTGGCTTGCCAGCTTGAGGGCCTCTAAGCGAACCTGTTTCATCAGACCACACCCGATACTAGCCGGGAAAGGCTGGCTTTTTTCTCAACCGCCGTCTTATGACCGGGGTGCGTCCCGTCCATCCAGGCGTCCATAAATTCTTTGTTCATGGTCAACTGGTCAAGTTCTTCCTTGGCCTGTTCGGGCGTCTTGTGACCGGGGATAATCTTCTCCCCCTCATCAAAGTTGTGGTCGCCCATCTTGGTGTTTAAACCGTCTACGAATTTCATGGCTTCAACCGGACCCATCGCTTCGCGTAAACCGTTCAGATGGTCTTCGGACATACCCAACTTGTGCGCGGCTACGTCGATACTCGCCACTTTAAGTTCAAAGGCAGCGCCCCACTCTGTCCGTAACTGTGCTTCTGCATCGGCGGCAGAGACGGCGGCTTTGTCGGTCATCCCCTGTCGGGTGGCCGAAAGGTAAGCCGCGTCAGCTTCAGCAAGACCAGAGAATTGTGCATCGGAAATACCAAGTTCGTGAGCCTTGTTCCGCATCATGTTTAAACGGGTGTCATCAGTGATGCCCTCCGGTAACGCCACAGAGTACTGCGCGGCACTTTCGGGTCGGCCTAGTTTATTGAAATAGGCGTCCCGTTCTTCAGAACTAGCATCATCACCAAGCAGGGTAATCGTGCGCCCCGCCTTATCAGCGCCGACCATCTTTTCAAGGTTGTGGTAACTCCCAAGGACGTTCTCAAAACTTCCGTTCTGAAGTCCCTTTGCTTCTGCCCAGGCTTTTGTCGAGGGGTCTGTCACCCCGTCAAGCCAGGATGTTTGGGGTTCAGTTGTTAGTGGTGAACCCGGTACTGCATTTACGTCTGCGCTTGTCTCGCCAGAGGGCGCGGTAGCTTCCCCTGGGTTGCCCGTCTCAACGGACCCAGCTTCTTCGGCCATATCGTCTATTCTCCTTGTGGATTAAAATAAGCCTGAAGTTCGTCTTCAGACAGGTTGAGGTGTTTTGATATGCGGAGCCACACCTCACGGCGTCCTTGTAAAATTCCTTCAGCGCGGGGATCAGGCACGAACGTACTCTCATTCGCCCGACAGAACCGCGCCAGATCAATCAAGACCCGCTCACCATAAATCCCGTTGAACGTCTGACGGTAGGCTTGTCCACGGGTGACAAGAAAGTTTTTCACCTGTTCCGCTAATTGTATAACCGCCACTAATTCAGCGCCTTCATCACACCAGCAGCGGCGGGCGCGGCATCGACCATCTGTTGCATCTGTTGTTGTTGTGCGCGGGTTTCGCGTAGTTGTTGAATCGCAGCGGGATCACGCATCCAAGACGCCGGGACCGCGTTGATCTCCGCTAGTTGCTGGTAGATGATATCCGCATCGAACTGATCTAACACCGACAGGTCTTGTGTGGTATTTGCATATGCTATCGCAGCTTCCAACGTGCGAAGCCAGCCTGACGCTTCTTCTGCCCGCTGGGACCGGGACAACGGACTATCATACTCAACTTCAAATTCACCCTTCGCTTCAATGAGAAGTTCAGGCATGGGTGGGAGAAGTCCCTGTTTCAACAAAACGTCAACTTCCCGTTCGATCATCGGACCAAGCATTTCAGACTGTTGGCGTCCCATCGTCGGTGAAAGCAAAGCCCCCTTCTCGCGGGCGCGTTCCAACACTTCGGTTGCAGTCATTGTCGGCGTATCGACCAATATTTGAAAAAGGCTAACTAAAAATCCATCGTTTATTACCTGTCTCTCCATGTCCATCAACTCTTGCCCCGCCGCCAGATTACCAACGGGCAGGGCATGAACCAACGGACGCCCTTCGGCGGTGACGCCGCCAGGGTTCATAGAACCAGGGGCCATAGAGAACGTGTCCAAGATGCCGTCATCATGCGACAGGAGAACAGGTGCTACGGCACGATGTCCTTGTGTCAGCAACGTCTTCTTCTGTTCGTTCAAAACTTTTATCGACGGCAATACGAACATGGCCGGGCTTCTGCCATATTTTTCACCCGGCCCGGTGACGTACCGCGAAATCTGATACGGGAAGGTGTCGAACCCGCCTTGGCTCAATTCATGTCGGCCCTGAACCGAGATATAATAGGACGCCCACGGCTTACCCCGGTCATCCAACCTACCGGGTTCAACCTCAGTGCGTGGGCGAATACAATGGATAATCTCAAAGCGTTTGTCTGGGGTCTTCTCTACTGCTTTCGTAACCTCATCCGGTACGCTCTTCCACCGCCCTGCCTCGACACGCTGTACCATCTGCCGCGCCGATAGCGAGTATTTCCGGTAGGACGTATCGACAATCCCCTGGTGGTTCATCTCAAAGAGGATTTCCTTGAGGTTGGTCGCGGTATAGCGCAACCCGCCCTGGTCATGGAAATCTGTAAACATGATGCCCGTGCCGAACGCACCCAGGCCCATGTAGACCTCATGTTGTTGGCTGGCATAATTCGCCTTGGTCGCGTAGCGTTGTTTAAACAGTTCGTTGGTTGCGGCTTCAAACCACAACTTGACATCACGGTCACGCGCCAGAGAATCGTCGGAAGGTTTCAACCTGTGCCACTTCTGCGTCCGTGGCGTCAGCATACTCTCCATCGCGGCAGAGAAACGCTCCAACGCCAATCCCGCCGTGCTGTCGATCATCTTTTCGGTGCGCTTCTCGCCCCTGGTCTGTTCAGATGTCGGCTTGAAGAAGGTATCAGAGTACCGTGGCAAGACCCTGTCGGCAATCTCCGTCCAGTGGGTTTCCCAGGTTCCCCGCTCACTCTCAAGTTGGTCAAAGCGTCTGATGATTTCTTCAGCAACACCACTCATGGCTTCTCACCTAACAGTGTGATCGTCGGTTTCTTCTTACGGACGGGTGTGGACCCGACAGTCGTAACAATACCCTCGTCTGTTTGAGGTTTGCTTTCACCAAGGGTGGTCAGGCCAAAGTCATCCTTTGGCCCGGCGGTCGACTTTTCGCTCACGCTAAGATCAGGTTTATCGGATTTTTTCGCGGACCCAACTTTAGTGACACTAACGCCGGGTAGTTTCGGTAACGGTATTCCACCACCCATGTTAATTCCCCAATAACTTTTTCGTGGCTCCGGTTTCTTCAACGCCTGTTGAACTTATGTCGGCGCGGCCTTCCGCAATACGTTTGCGCCGTAATGCCTCTGAAG